AATAAAAACAAAAGACAATAAAAAAAGTAAAAATAATTAAAAAAAGTTGTCCTCTAAGAAATAAAAAAAAATTAACATATATAACCAAAATCCAAATTTTCAACATAATTTACAATTTCCAATCTACAAAAAGACCCGACCGCTTTATGGAAACAAAAGCCACACACAAAATTATGCGATTTTTTCAACAAGGTTAAAATTTCGGGGGTAAAACTGGTGAGGTGGTAAAAAACGACGACTAGAAAAATTTTGGAAAAAAATTTTGCGCTAAGACCCTCTCTAGAACACCGAGCATTATGTAGGAAATAGATTTAATATTCTATGTTATTCAAGAGCAACGAGCATTAGTGTTTTTTTTCGTCCTTCGGACTGTTAAAGTTACCCTGTTTGTCTTACTTGGGTCAAGGTTTTTTTATATTTTTGTATTTCTAGCGATATTTAGAGCATTAGAATCTAGAGCATTACCACGTCGTGCGATTTTTTTTAAAAAATATTTGACTTGTGTAGGAATATTTACTTAATTTGCATACACAATTAATTAATATGGGAGTATTATGAGTAAAAAACAAGAAAAAAAAGCAATGGAATTAACTATTGGTGGTCATTTGTACAAAATAGTAGAATTACCACTAACACATGAAGATGAAAGTAAAGAATTGTATGGTAGACATATGGTAAAAGACAATATCATACTTATTAATACTGATATACATCAATCTAGAAAAGAAGAAACGCTAATACATGAAGTATTACACGCGATATTCTACAATTATGGGTTAGAACACAAAGAAAACCTTATTGACGCTATATCAAACGGATTATTTCAACTAGGAATAGGAGACTATCTATGGAAGACATCAAAAAAGCAATCTTAAAAGCAAAAGAACAAGGTAATCAAGCATTAGTGCAACGATTACAACAAGAACTAGATGAATTAGAAAAGATACGTCAAAACCTTAACTGGGATAAGTTAATACGTGAATTAGAAAATGTAAAAGATATGGAGGATTTTCCAAAAGATGCCGAAAAAAAATAATGAAATAAACTTCATAAAAGAAGTATACCCTCAAACTGAGCAAGAATTTCAAGTTCTTTTAAACAAGATGTATAGAACATTCTGTGAAAAGCAATTTGATTATGGTCCTGGCAATATAGCATTAGGTACCATGTTGAAAAACGAAAAAGAAGTCAATCAATCCTTATTTGGTATCATTGTAAGGATGAATGATAAGATAAACAGACTAATCAACTTGTCAACCAACCACAATATGAAAGCAAAGAATGAACCAATAGAAGATGCTTTTATAGATATTGCAGTATATGCAGTGATGGCAATGATAGTCAAACAAAACAAATGGGGTAAATAATGCCTGGAGTAAAATGGACAGAAGATGAAATCAGAATCTTAGACCAGTATGAACGTACTGCTAAGTCTGCATTTGTTCTGTATCAAGAAATACGTATTGCTGGATATAATAGAACATATAAAGCAGTATCTCGTAAAATAGAATCCTTAGGATTAAGAAAACCTACCAGATATACAACTGGACATGAGATGACTATCGGATACCTAGATATTGAATCTACTGGATTTAGTGCTAATATCGATGTTATGTTGTCTTGGTGTATTAAAGGTAGAGGTGACAAAGAAGTTGCTGGAGCTAAAATTACAAAAGAAGAGTTGATGTCTGAAAAGCAAGATGCTCGCATTGTAGAGCTTTTAGTAGAAGAAATGAATAAATATGATGTAATATTTACATATTATGGTACTCGTTTTGATATTCCGTTTATTAGAACACGTGCACTATATCATAAAACATTCTTCCCACTATACAAGCAAAAGTCACATAAAGACCTGTATTATGTAGTAAAATCTAAATTAAAGCTACATCGCTCATCATTACAAGCAGCTACAGAGTTTTTTGGTATTGCTGGTAAAACAAGAGTAAAACCAGAAATGTGGCAAAAAGCTAGATGGGGCGATGAAAAAGCAATGAAATACGTTTACGACCATAATGTAGCAGATGTAGTAATATTAGAAAAACTACATCGTAAGTTAGAAGAATATGCACCACCAATGGTAAGACCATTATAATCAGGAGGAAACATGGCTGAAAAAGAACAAAAGCTAACAATAATGAATGATGGTAAAGAAATCGAGTTCTTATATTCTGATTTAACAGAAGAAGCACAAGCTCAGTACAATAGAGCTAATGAACTTGCTGGTCAATTGATGAGATTAGACCAACAAGCTAATGAACTACGATTCCTTGCTAATAACTACATTCGCTTCGTTATCGACGAGCTTGAAAAAGATGTTGACGATAAAGAGGAAAAATAGTTAAATTATGAGAGAACGTACTGTAAAGGGAGTTACTCATTATTTGTATGATGACGTCGACGAGTTTAGAAAGTATCACGAAAGTGTTTCTTTGTCAACAGATTGGCGTCATTCAAATACAGGTGATTGGGTAGTTACTGACGATGGTCAAGTATGCCAAGTTCTACATCTAGGTGTGTTAAAAAAACACGATAGAAAAAAAGAGACTACATTTATTAGAACTATTATGGGTTCTTTTATTTGTAGTCCTAGAGTTAGAATGGAAGGAGATATGAAAACCAATATGCATACGTTCTCTACAGAAGGTAAATCTCCTTCTGTTAGAAAAAGAGAAAGAAAACATGCAACAGATAAAGAGTTTTTGTTTGGTAAGTATGTAGCAAAAGGAGATGACGTTGTACAAGCTTACATGAAAGCATTTCCTAGTAACAATGAAAAATATGCTAAGTCTCAAGCAAAACTATTATTAAAAACCGATAGGGTAAAAAAATTGATTAGAGAAGAAATAGATAAATACTTGAATGAAGCTGAGATTACTCCTACCTACTTATTGGAAGAAATGAGGAACATCATAGACAAAGGAGGTTCTTCAGACAGAGATAAGATTACAGCAATAACAACTTTAATGAAAATATCTGGAATGATGGATACAGAAAAGACTACAGAGTCAGTTACATTATTCCAAGGTTTTACACAGGAGCAACTAAATGCAATTCAAGGGTCCCAACACAAAAAATTGGCGGAAGTTAAAATCGATAACGAAAAATAAACGTTGTCATATATGTTATTATCGATTGAGTAAAACTGGAGTATTCTTGTATAGCAAGGAGAAAAGAGATACTACTCACGTAAAATGTTTTAATTGTTTAACAGTATATAACACATCTTTTGGTATTACAGATGTAGGTATACCTAGAGAGGTAGGTCATTCATGAGACTAGCAGTTTATGGTACGTTAAGAAGAGGATTTGAAGATACTGGTAAAGTCGAAGGGTTTAGTCTAGTATTTCCTGGACACAAACATTTTCCAGCCTTAATAAAGAATGAAAAAGGAAAAGGTGCTGTTGTAGAAGTTCTTGATGTTACCGATGAAGAACTAAATATGTATGATATGTATGAATCTACAAAAGATGGTTTATACATTAGAACAACAGCTAATGTTATTTTAGATGATACAAAAGAAAAAGAAAAATGTTGGATATATGTAGCTGGACCTTTGCTATGGCAAAGTTCTAGTATGTTTACAGAAGTTCCTGACGGTGATTGGCTTTCACCTAAAACAATGGTTATGATGGATAGAGTTTATGAAAAAGAATACGAAGAAGCCAGAAAATTTTAATATCATACCACCTGACTTATCTGCAAAAGAAAAAGCATTGGAGTTGGCAAGAAAGGATATTGTCACTTTTGGTCAAATGTTCCTACCAGAAGATTTTATGAAGTCAACTCCTGCTCCTTATCAGTATGAGCTAAGTGAAATACTTTTAGGAGAAGAAAAACGTGTTTGTATAATATTACCTAGAGGTCACGCTAAATCAACATTAGCTAAAACAGCTTTATTGCATCAACTATATTTTGCTCCACCAGAGAGAAAGCAATTTATTGCCTGGGTGTCTGAAGAACAATCTCAGGCTATTGACCATATTAAGTATATACAAAATCATATAGATATTAATCCTGCATTACAATACTACTTTGGTGACTTAAAAGGTAGTAAGTGGACAGAAAAAGAATTTACTACTGCTAGAGGAGATAGAATCATTGCAAAAGGTACATCTCAACGTTTACGTGGTCGTTCTCAATTAGGATTAAGATATACAAATATTATTCTTGATGACTTTGAATCAGAATTAAATACGAAAACACCAGAAAGAAGAAGAGAGATTAAAGAATGGGTAATGTCAACAGTAGAACCCGCTTTGGAAAACTCCAAAGAAAACGAAGGGTCAATATGGCTTATTGGTACGATAGTCCATTACGATTCATTCCTACAAGGAGTGTACGATGGATATCTTCAAGCGCAAAAAGAAGATAGAAAGTCTGCTTGGAATGTGCTATATAAAAAGGCTATAGTAGACGATGTACCTCTATGGCCTAGCTATTTTACAAAAGAAAAACTTATGGACATTAAAAGAAGGTTTACAGAAATGGGACTTGTTCATAAGTTTGCACAAGAGTATTTAAATGAAGCTAGAGATTTAGAAAGTGCAAAGTTTCATATTGACAGAATTAATTATTATAGAGGAAACTTAGTAGAAAGAAATGGTTTTAACTATATGATGATAGATGAGTCTGCTATACCTGTAAATGTTTATATGGGAGTAGACTTAGCATATGAGGCAAATGCAAGAAGTGACTACCAAGTAATTATGGTTATTGCAATTGATAGTGATAGAAATGTATATGTTGTTGACTACTATAGAGAACATTCTCCTTTATATGATATGCCTAAGACAATTGTTGATATGGCTAAGAAATACCACCCTGTTAGAAGGGTAAATGTTGAAAAGGTTGGTGCTCAAGGATTAATAAAAGATTATGTAAACCAGCTTGTTGGTAAAGATAGAAAGCTAGCACCAGGACTATCTCAAGGTGTAAGACCTCCAGCTGGTATCAAAAAAGAAGATAGGTTAGAAGCATTGCTTTGTCCTATTGTCAATCGAAGAAAGATGTTTGTCAAGAAAGAACACGCAAACTTAATAGATGAAATGTTTGAGTTTCCAAAAGGTAGAAATGATGACCTCCTTGACGGACTTTGGTATGCTGTCACTACAGCAAAACCGCCTAAAAGTTCTGCAATCGACGCAGATAAGCTAGAAAACAAAATTAATAAAATAGAAGAAAGTAGGGCTAAAAGAGTCATAAACTGGGTTACTGGTCAAAAAATATAATTTTTTACTTGACTTTAATACATAAAATTCTTTATTTTTAGACTAAAAACTAAATTGGGAGTTTATGGCTAATTACGACGAAAACAAATCAAAGCCTCAGATTTCAAAAGAATTGTTTAGACGTTGGAGAGACGCAAGAGAACAATGGGACGCTGAAGCAAGAAATGCAGTAGACTTTACTCTAGGAAATCATTATAGTAACGACGAATCAGATGCACTTCAAGCAGTAGGGCAAGCTGATTTTGTAATAGATAGAGTATATGCTGCTGTTGACAAATTAAAATCATTGCTTACAGCAAGACCTGCAAGATTTTCTGTTATTGCAAGAGAAGACTCAGATAACAAACTAGCTAATGTTTGGAGAACAATACTTGAATATGTTTGGGATATATCTAATGGAGATAGTACTTTCAAGCAAGTTGTTCACGATTATGCTGTTACTGGACTGGGATATATGTATGTATATGTTGACCCTGAAGCAGATTATGGAAGAGGTGAAGTTAAGTATACGCACGTAGACCCTTTTAGAGTATATGTAGACCCAGCATCAAGAGATAGGTTTTTTAATGATGCATCAGGAATGATATTGTCTACTTTTTTAACCAGGCAGCAAGTTTTAGACCTATATCCTCAAATGGAAGAGTTCATTGATGATATAGAAGTTGGTGTTAATTCTTTATATGGAGAAGATTATCCAACATCTAATTTAAAAAACAGTAATAATGTTTTAACTCCTGCTGAAGCAAAAGACTTAGATTATAATGTAAATCAAAAATATCAAATACTTGATAGATTTTACAAGATAAAAGTTCCTTTCTATAGAATATTTAACACTCTAGATGGAAGTGAAAAAATTATAGACCCTGATACCTATAATATTATTATAGAAGATGAACAGACTATTGAAGCTGTACAAAGAGGTGCTATAGAGATAGAAGAAATTATGCAAACAAGAATTGCTCAATGCAGTAGCATTGGAGATACTTTACTTTATGAGCGTATTCTAAACACTGATATATATCCAATTGTTCCATTTACAAACATTTGGACTAATACTCCCTATCCAAAATCAGATGTGAACAAGGTTAAAGATTCACAAAGACTTTTAAATAAGTTATTTTCTCTAACCTTGTCACACGCTCAATCTGCTGCTGGATTAAAACTTTTAATTCCAGAAGGTAGTGTTGATAGTGTTAGTCAGTTAGAAAAAGATTGGGCTAATCCAAATGCGGTTATTGAATATAACCCAGAGTTTGGTGAGCCACATTACCCACAACCAGCTCCACTTACTAGTGAGTTTTATTATTTAATTGATAGGGTAGAAAAATATATAGATTTAAACTTTGGTATACCTGAACTTTTACAAGGGTTTAAAGACCAAGCACCTGAATCTGTTAGAGGTACTATGCTTTTATCAGAAATGGGAGAATCAAGAGGTAAATCAAAGTTAAGAGATATTGAGGCAAGTTTATCAATGGTCGGTCAAGTTGTTTATAACTTAGCAAAAGACCATTATAAGTTTGCAAAAACTTTTAGAATTGTACAACCAAACAACGATATTACTGAATTTTCAGTTAATATGAGAATGTACGATGATAAGCGAAATGAATTGTTAACCATACAGAATGATATTCAACTTGGTCAACATGATATTCGCGTTATATCAGGTTCAACTTTGCCTAGCAACAAGGTATCTGAATACAATATGTATCTTGATGCGTATAAACTTGGACTGGTAGATGATGTCGAGGTTTTAAAGAAAACTGAAATCTTTGACAAAGAAGGTGTCCTTCAGAGAAAAGGGCGTATGGCACAAATGCAACAGTATATTACACAGCTTGAAAATCAAGTGAAGAAACTTAGCGGAGACTTACAGACATCTGAACGTGAGATGGTATCAGCTAGAAAACGTACAGAAGTTGAGAAGTTTAAATCCAACTTAAATGAGATTACTTCTTCTGCTAAAGTTAAAGAAAAAGAAAAGGTAATGCAACTGGGAAGTATTATTGACCAAATGCAAGCTTCTATGGAGGAAGAAGAAAATAACGAGCCTGGTTCAGAGTCTTAGGACTAAATCAGGGTTAGGAGAAAAAAAATATGGCACAAGAACAAGAACAACAACAGGTTGAACAGCAAGACCCAATTGTCGAATCTGCAGTGGAACAAGAAGTTTCATTTCAAGAAGAGACCGTAGAAGAAGGTGTGGAAGCATCTGAATCTGTAGACTGGGAAGCAGAAGCTAAAAAGTTTCAATCAATGTATGACAAAAAGGTTGCAGAACACGAAAACTTAAAACAAGATAGTAGTGATTTACTTCAGTTAAGACAAGTCTTATCTGAAAAACCAGAATTAGTCAACGTCATTGAGAAAAGTCTTTCTGGAGAATCAGTTGAGGACAAAGGTATGGAGGGAAGTACAACCCCAGATAACTTTGACCCTTGGGACGCCTACTACAAGCCTGACTCAGAATCTTACAAATTTAGAGTAAGTCAAGAGAAAAAGCTTGTACATGAAACAGTAGATAACGAACTAGCTAAACTACAAGGTCAGATGGCGATGAATAATTTAAAAACAGAATTGGTAAGTAAGCACAACTTAGGTGCAGACGATGCTGAAAGGTTTTTACAATTTGCTACAACACCAAAAGCTAATCTTCCTATTGAAACACTTATTAAAGTGTGGAAAGAAAATGAAGGCAAAGGTGCAAAGCAAAGTGAAAACTTGGAAACTGTCAGAAAAACAAAATCAATTCCTAAACCAGCTGGTGTGCTTCAGGGTGGCGAACAACCACAAAAGTCTGAAGGAGACCAAGTATGGGATAGAATTATGAGTGCTGGACGAGTTGGTAGAATAGCTAAAAACTAACTTAGGAGTGAAATAAAATGGCTTTTAATCAAGGACAATTAAAGGCATCACAAATAACCGCAGCTGCTACAAGTGCGGATTACGGACAGGCTCCAGACCAAAGAAAGCTGTATGATTTCTCTGATAGAGTTGCAGAACTTATGCCAGAGGAGTCACCTTTTTTCGTCTATCTAAGTCAAGTTGCAAAAGTAGCTACAGATGACAATATTTTCAGATACTTAGAAAATAGAACTGTCACTAACTACACATCACGTAACTTTAGCTTAGCAGCCGACGTAAACAGCGGTAGCGCAGTATCTGCAGGAGATTTACACGATTTCACTGTAGATGATGGAGCAGGTGCTTCAATTGGTTTTATTACCAAAGGAATGGTACTTGCAGTAAAATCTGTGGATGACACAAACGGTTATAGTCAAGTTCTAGTTAGAGTTGAGTCTGCACCAAACGTACAATCAGCTAACACTACCTTCTCAGGTAGAGTTATTGAAGTGTCAAATTCTGGTGTAACTGGATACAATGTTTT